GATCAGGTGAAAGCCACTGCCATAGTATGCGTCAAACGCTGAGACTAGCAGTTAAGAGAGTTCGAGGCATGGTAACGCCTCACTCCCGACTTGCCCTGTCGAGGTCGTGCTCACATGTTCCCAGTGTCTTTTTCAGTGAGATACTTAAGGGTGCGCCAAATGCTCTGATGAGTGTTGAGCGTGCCCTGAGTGTTAAGACTAAGAGAGAACTGATTGTCCCTTGGACTGGCGAACAATGGGATTCGCTAGTCCGCCGGAGGATTGCCCGGGGGTGCCAGTACGTGCGTACGTTGCTCAGCGACGCACTGACTTTCGGGTATAAGGGGTTCACATTAGAGGAGATCACGCTCTTTGTGCTGCGCTGGACGGTGATGGACTGGATGGGAGTGGGAATTAAGCAGGTGAAGCTGCACCTGGTCTGGCTTTCGGGCTACGGCCGTGGTGTGGAGTCCCCCACGACGGACATGATTGATGTCCCAGGGTATTTGCTTAATTCGCGCTACCGCGTTTGGATGATGAGAATCCTTCGGACGCGTGTAAACCCAACGGTTGGTTGCCCCTACAGTGTGGCCCAGATCATGAGCGAGACTCTCCTGCTCGGCTCTAAGAGGGGGTTCCCGTCGATCGAGGACGATGAGGTCGACCGTCAGGCCGACGCTTATCTGGATCAGATGAGCAGTCGTTTAGACATCACGGGGCCCTATCGGGAGGAACTGGTGGAGGCCATCGGCCGCACCTCGCATGAGGTGTTTGGGGTCTGGGAGGGCGAGAGCCCTACTCGGCCTTATGTCCCGAGCAAGAATGCCGGGCTGGAGGCCCCGCGCTGGAAGGGAGGGATACTCGGTGCTTTGCATCGGGAGTACCGACCGTACGGCGGGGTCTTTGGTTCCGTTGAACTACTCAGGATGGACGAGCTGGTGTACTGCCGGATCCGCTCTCTTTATGGGCGAAGCGTAGACTATGGGCTAGTAGTCGAGATGGCTAGGAGCTCGTGGAGTAGGACGGAGGGGCTGGCGAGGTGCACGATCTACATGATCCGAGAGCCGCTCAAGCTTAGGACGATTACGGCGGGGAACCCGTCCCTTTACGGGGCGCTGGATCCGCTGCTTCGCCACATGCGAGCTGGCATGGGTCGATTCGACTGCTTCCGCCTTACGAGGAAGGAGAACAACGCGGCATGGCTGGGTGACCGGCTCAACCTGAAACCACTTCTTGCAGATCGGTATCTGTCACAGTGGGATTGGTTTGTGTCGGGTGATTACCAACAGAGCACCAACGACTTGTCGATGGAGGCCACGAGTGTGGCCGTCGAGAATGTCTGGGTCCCGAATTCAAGGGACGCACGCCTAGCCGAGAAGGCTTTGGGCGCGCAGGAGCTCATGTGGAGAACACCCTTCCGCGAAGTAATCGCACCTCAGAGGCGGGGGCAGCTCATGGGATCGCCTCTTTCCTTCCCTATCTTGTGCGTCATCAATGCCGCGGTGATGAGGTTAGCTTATGAGCTGAGCTATCCCGAACTACGCGGGTTGGGTCTTGATGCGTTCCC